ACCTGAGTTTACACTATTCATATCTGCTTTCCATCTGTCAGTAACAGAATCCATCTCTTTATTTTGTTGGTCGTAAATTAATTGTTGTAATTTTATTTTATCATCAGTAGAAATTTTTGCCTTTGTTATTTCAGCAATAGCATCTTTTGGTGATGTAACACCATTTAAAACAGCACCTAATTGTGGTGATACTACACTTGCAGCACCAAATAATAGTTTGCCAACTGTCGAATCTTTAAATTTTTTTTTAGGATTGCTCATACATAAACTCTAAAATGTATTACCAAAATTAATAAATAAATATTTAACTCGCTGTAATTCTCTTGACCATCAAAGGGATAATATTCTATCCCAAGTAATATTCCATTAGGTATTAAAGCTAATCCAAAATCCATTATGCGTTTGTAATATTAATGTATTTAGTTTTGCCATCATCTCTAACAGCTTTTAAAATCCTGTTACGATTTTTGTCCTCACTAACATAGCTAACATGCACCCAATCTGGGTTTTCCTCATTACCAAATTCGTAAATCATTTGGTCAAAATCTAAATTATTTTTTATCCAGTCAAACATCTCTTTATTAGTTTTATGGCCATAGACATCATCTATATCCATTGCTCGTCCCTGACAATGTTGTGATTTTGATGAGCCTCCAATAGCTTCATTGAGTGCTGGTGAACGATAAAAAGAATTTATTTTTATTGGGCCACCAACCCATTGTCTTAATGGCTCAAATACCATTTCAGCTACTAACTTCATATTACTTATAGAATCACCATTTGGAGTATTGTCAATACCTAACCTAAGTGCTGTAACACTTTTAGTAGCTTCTTTTTCAGAAATATGTTTACTAATCATTTACCAAATAATACTAAATTAATCCTGTCTTGTATTTCGTCAATTGGCACTTCTAATTTAAATGATAAACCAGCAGACCATTGACCTTTTGGTTTTCCATCTTTGCCAATTAAAACAATTGTGGGTACTGATTTTATTTGTGCTTTAAAATCTGCTTTTTGTTCCTCTAAAAACACCTTTAATACTTTTGCGTTTCTAATTCTATCTAAATTATAATCGTTACTTGTATTCCATTTTGCGTTGATATGTAAAACAGTAACATCTTGACTAAAAGTATAACCGCTAACTAAAAGTGTTAGTAATAAAATTAAATTTTTCATCTTTTATAAACTTTAATCTCTAATTCTTTTATTGATTCTTTGTTTTCCTCAATATCCTCTTTTAATTCTTTAGTAGCATTGTCAATTTGCATAACATTCGAGCGTATTAATTCGTCTTTTAAACTGAACTCAAGCTTTTTGACAAACTCATCACCACTAAAATTATCTATTTTATTATTTAAATCTTGTATATCACCCTGTAAAGTAAACCACATACTTGCAAGCGATAAAACACCTGCTACAATAATTCCTATTGTTTTTAAGTCAAGTGTTAATTTAGTATCCTCTGATAATTCTGTACTCATAACATATAATTTATTCCGATTGAACTATTGTAAATTTTAGTATCCCAAAACTTAGTATATTCACCCTCTATAAATATACCAAATCTTTTTAGCTTTAATCCAATGATAGCACCAAATTGGTAATCCTCCCATTGTTCTAATTCGCTATCCTTTCTTAAACCACCTTTGCCCCAATTGTTACGATTTAAATATGATACATCAATATCACCGCTAACATACTCATGATATGGCGGTAAATAACTGCCATAAATATGAGTCCAGAAATTATTTCTTGAATGATAAAAGTCAAAACCAACGACAGGTGATACAACACCAAAGCCATCAAGTTCATCCCAAATTTCATTGTTGTATCTATTCATTAAATCACCAAAGACACCATTTCTAAAATCAATATCACTATACGCAACAATTTTACCATTACTATCTTTCCATATCCAATCTGTTCTTTGTTCATTTGTTTGGACATCAGTGTATCTTGTTAAGTGGTCTGTATATCCATAAACATAGCCTAATGAATACCAAGCATTTTTTGGATATTCTACTTGCTCACCTGTATCAGGATTAACCCAAATAGCAGTTTCATTTAGCCATATTTCTATTGGATTATAACCATAGGCTGTTTGATGAGTTCTATACATAGCACCCAATGAAAAACTAAATTTAAATCCTATTGGTATTCTGAATCTTAATTCACCAGATTGATATTTAAAACCAACATTACCCTGTTCTCTTTGTTCTAATTTTACAATATGATATTTACCTGTATGTCTTAAAAAATATCTTGTGTTAATAAATTCCTCACCACGCTCACGCTCCTTTTCCCAATGAAATAAATATTCAAATCCCTTTACTGCTGCTGTCGGTGCTGAAAGTCCAATCATGTTTTCAGTTCCGTCAATATAGTTTTGTTTTATTTCATAATCAAATCTTGCCATTCTCCTAACACCTATACCAGCACGATAATCAAATGGATAATATTCTGTAACATCAATTACTTTGGGTATTGCATATAAATCATTTGCATCTGGTCTTTCAACAAAATAATCTTTACGAGTATTTTCATAAGCATTTGACATATCACCAGCTATATAAACTGTTGAATATTTAAACACCTCATCATAAAACTTTTTTAAAATTTGTGCGTTCAAATTAAAACAAAACAAAACACACAATATGTATAATAATTTTTTCATCTAAAATTTATTTTCTATTAGTTTATTAATTTCTTTTTTCATTTTTTCCTTATAATTTTCAGGAAGTTTTAAAGTTATATTACCCTCAATTCTAATAATTTCATTCCCTTTATTAAATAAAATAATTGTCGGCAAAAATTCAATACTTTCATTTAAAAAATGTTTTTCATGTTTATCATTTTCAAAATCAAAAGTAAATGTATTATGGTTTCTGTAATCTTTTAATGAGATTTGTTCAGCAAATTCAGCACTAAATAAAACTATACTAATATTATCTTTATAGTTTTGTGCTTTAACAGAAAATGCAAACAGGACAATTAACAGGACACATATTTTAGTTTTTAAGTTCATAAATTCTTTCCTCAATCTTTTCAACTGTTTCTTTTATTTCTCTAACATCCTCTTGAATGTTTTCGACTTGCTGCTGTGTTAAGTCAATTTGTGAACGAATTAATTTGTCTTTAAATTCTGCTTCTTTTTCCGACACAACTGGTACTGGCAATTCTTTGGCTTCTTGAATGTCATTTGCCATAACAAAATACATACTGGCTAACGATACTGTAAAACCAATAATCAAAACAATAGTTTTTAAATCTAATTTTAGCTGTGTATTTTCATTAATCTCATGTGCCATACTAACTTAATAATAGTGCAAAATTAATGATTTATTTTTTTATGAAGTTTGCTCGACTCTATTTGACAATTCTATTATAGCTTTATAATAAGTGTGGTCGTCAGCTTGTTCTTGTACATAGTTTACACCCTCTAATGTTGATGTATAAACATTAAAATTATCAGAACTTAAATCAAATCCTGAAATAGGTTTGCTGATTAATAAATTTAAACATGAATTAGCTAATTTATTTGAATCCAAATCGCCACCCAAATCACCATTAAATCTTGTTACGCATTCAATTCTTGTAACGACATCAGTGCAAAATTTTGTAGAATTATCATCAACAGCATCTGTGCTTAAAGAATAAACCCAAATATATGGCGTACTTTGATTTGTTCTAACTTTATTTGTAACAGGAACATTGGCACTGTTTAATGTTATATTGCCATTAAGAGCTGTAATAATTTTTCCTCTAATAAGATACATTGGGTCTTTCATCTTGTGCTAATTTTTTTAATTTTAATTTGTATGTCTTTATTAAAATGTCTCAAACCATCTCTTACAGAATTGAAAAAATATGGTTGTGGTTTTTGCTTAAAAGTACCAAACTCAACATAACCAGCATAATCCATTTCAGCCACAACTGCTGCCTCAATTAAATAAGGCCCAATTCTTTTGCTGTCTGTTGTTATTGATTGTCTTAAAGCACCAGTGTCAACAGGTGAACGCATTTTAGCCATACCAACAATATTACTTGCAACTGTTTGAACACTTTTAGTAAACTCATTACTTGCAAAGTTTTTTAACATAAACATTGTTCTGTTAAATTTTCTAATATCATTTTTATTTACATGTACGCTAAATTGTGCCATTATGTTACCAGTGTTCCTTTTAGTGTTATATATTTATCTATATCACTTTCAAATACATCATTTATTCTATAACTACCTGAGCCATCAATTTTAAATGTCATTTCATCATTATCAACAATGTCAAATGTTTTTTTCCTAATTATAACCTCTACCTCGTTAGTTCTTTGTCTTTGGCCACTTTGGTCTACATATTCACCTGAAATGGCCTTAGAATAGCCCCAAACAGTGTTTACGAGGGTCTCACCAGACGAAAGAAAACCGCCATAAGAATCAGATGATGTAACGAATCTGTAAAATGCGATTCTATTTTTCATTTTACCAGGATTCATTATATAAACATATTTTTATATGAATTTAATATATCTCTTGTGTCTGTTGGAATTAATCCATGTATTCTACCTTCAACAAAATCATTTCTATTTTCATAGAATGTAGCCCCTAACTGCTTTATAGCTTGTTTTAAGAGCGAATCGTCTAATCCTGATGTTGTGTATCGTATTTTAATTTTTTCTGCACTACCGTCCAAATCTATGCTTTCATTGTTTAATCCAAGCATTGTGTAATCAGTAGTTGCCTCGCCATCAATATGGACACTTGTAATACTTGCAACTGGCCCAAAAGGAATATCAAAAATACCTGTCTCGCTTTTAGGAACATAATAAGTTCTATCCTTAGCGACAATATCTCTTGATATATAATTTTCGCACCAAATTCTTGCTTGTGTAATAATCAAAGCTATTAAAGAATCATCAGCACTTGTATCTATTCTTGCATACGCTTTAAAATCTGATGACGGCACAATTTCAGAGCCAGTTGTTGAATGAATCTTAATCTCTCTCATTATTTACTTTCTTTTGAATCTAATTTTAATTCTTTGGTTTCTTTTTTGGCCTTATTTTCTTTTTTTTGACCAACAGGCTCACCCCAACCTTTTGCAATCCATTTAGGCGCACTTGCGTCAGGAATATCCATAATAGCACCCTCTTTTATTTCTTTGCCATTTTTTACCATTGGCATTAACAATTTTATTTTCATAATATAAATTTTATGTAAAGATAAAAAAAAAGTGCCATAAAGAATTTGCTTTACGACACTCTTAAACTATTTATGAAATCAATGCAAAGTTATTAAAATTATTTTTATACTTATTGTGCATGGATAACCTTAATGACTTCTGCCCTTCATTTTTAACTATAAAAAAACCTTTATATTCCTCACTCCATAATGCAAAGTAATCTACATACTTAAAATCATATGTTGGTGTGCCTGTTCTTTTTAAAGATATTTGGGTTGACTTTCCGTGCTTATATCTATCAGCACCTAAATACTTTACTTGCAATTTAAACAGCTTACCATTTTTTTCTAATATACAATCGTATTGACTTGAATCTAATAATGGAATAGATACCTTAAAACCATTCAGCATGGCTGTTGATGCAAAATGATATTCAGCAAAACAACCTTTTTGATTATGATTCACTTTAATAATATACAAAAAAAAAGTGGGTACTATTAATACCCACTTAAAAACAAAATAAAAACTCTATGAAAAACTATCTCACTTCACCACCATTTTTTTTCAAGTTAATACTTATTTTCCAAAAGTGCATTCTTTTTTGTTGTTCCTCTCGGCTAATGGTTTCCCAATCTTTTGCCATTGAAGGATGATTAATTTTTCTTAATTGTTTTTTTCTTTTAATGTTGTGATTTAAAGTTTCTTTTGCGCTCATAATTATATCTAAGTTTTTTTGCATTATCCAATCCATAGTTTTTTTTAAAAGTTATCTATACAAGCATTACCTAATTCCTTTTGTTCACAATCAGCTAAACCCCATTTTAAATGCGGAAAGTTTTCTGCTGCTGTTCTTTTAATCATTGGATTTGTACCAATATCATCAGTTGACCAAACCATTTGTTGTTCAACACCATCTGCAAAATGCATTAATGGTAACCAAACTTTTTCAAATCCATTATCTAAAAATGTTATCCAAACCTTAGATGGCACTATACTTCCCTCTTTAGTTTTTTTCGTTCTAATTATTAATTTATTCATAATGTTTTTTTTTTAATAAGGTTTATTATTATTCTAAAATTACTTTTTCTCTAATGTAACTAATCTTACCATTCTCAACTTCTCTAAAATTAAAACCGTCTACTTTGAATACAACAGGTAATTCCTCATTCATATTCTCTAATAACTTTTTTAAATCTTTTACTTTCATAATGTTTTTTTTTAATAATACTGCTAATATATGCAAAAATTCTTTACGATTGTAAAAAAAACTTAAAAAAAAAGGTTTTTTTTCACTCTACCTCTGTAAAATAATTAAAAATAATTTAAAAAATAGCTGTATAAACATAAAAAAACCTTACAAATGTAGAGTTGATTACTCATTTCATCTAAACCACTTAGACCATTCATAAGGTTTTTTATTCAGGTGGATATGTAAATGTCCCCATTTACGCCTGTTAGCAGTAGCGTGGCGCCAGTTCTCCGCTACTGTTTATAAAAAAACAAAAAATTAAGTGAGGTGCTTCCTAGGTATTTGTTAGCTTTGATAAGTTTCTAACAGCACCCTCCCAGAGTTATCATGCTCGGTTAGTGTGTTAAGTCATTAATAGTGGGTTATCCCTTTACTATCCTTTGCTGATGTAGGTTGTCTTATTGTTTTATTTAAGCTATCGTACTTTTGACTATTACTCTTTGAGTAACTGGGTCGTTAATTCCAGGCCATCTTAAAACCACGCTTCAAACCTTCAAGCACTCTTTCAGCTTGTTTCACACCTTTGTTTTTTAACTCTCATTTTTTGCAATGAGTAGCAATTTTCCTTAGTTTTTTGTTTTCGATATTTTAATGAACTTATGTAATTATCAATCAATTACACTACAATATTAAAAAGAATATTTTTAAATACAAAATATATTTGCAATTATTTTACATTTTTTTTATTCTACCACTGTAAAAAAAAATAAAAAAAGGGGTGAAAAACACCCCTCTTTGTACTAAAAAGCTATTAAATTAACCTATTACGGTGTCTCTAATGCTGTTTTTGCAGTACTGAATAGACCATCAATTATTGCATTCGGCAGATAAGTTGCAAGAGCAATTCTTTCTTGAACTCTTACAGTAACGAATCCGTCTCTAATGTTTGTGCCGTCCTCTCTGTAGAAGCCAACATTAACATTTTCTCTTACCCATAATTGACATGCCTGACCGAAGTTTCCTACTAAGAATGACCCAGCGTTAACTTCATTGTTTACAGCGATTGGCACACCTAAGAAATTAGGTTGTAATCCCTGATAAACTTGGTCTTTAAGATAATTGTTAGTCGTATCTTTTAACAATAGTATCTTATGAAAATCAGTTGGATTTAATAAAATATAATCAGCTCTATAATTTGCGATTTGTAGCTGGTTAATTGCAGCAACAAGTACATCAAATTCATTTGCAGCATCTACTGACTGATAAAATTTACCAGAAGCAGAAGTGTCAAAGTTAGTGCCTGAATTATATAATCCATTTAGGTTTGGTGCAACACCATTACCTCCTAAGATTTGGTCATCCTCAACCTCCATCATTTTCGCAGGTACTCTTTGCGAAATATAAGATGATAGTTGTGGAGTATCAGCTAACATTTCCTCAGAAATTCTAAGGTATGTTCCGATTTTCTCAACATTAACTGACTGTGCAGTCATATCGAAATCAGTTTGGCCTAATGTAGCCCCTTCATTTGCAGCAGCAGCGCCATTAGAATATCCTGATTCTTTTACAAATCTAATTACATCAGAATTTGTAGAGCCTACATTTAATAGCTCTCTGATGTTCATAGGAGTTGTTGGGTCAAATTTATAACCTGGTACTCTTTGTGGTGGAATTACATCCCCTGTAAAGTCAGCACCTATAGTCATATCCGCTTTAATCTCGAATTGAGCAGCGCCTGAATTACCAGATTTAAATGAATCAATTACTCCTTCGTTTATCGCTTTTGTTAAATTGCTTTTAAAATCTTTTGACTCACTTTTTTGTTCAAAATGTTTTTTATTAGCAACCTCCATAGCGTCCATTCTTTCGTTGAATTTTTCTGTTAAGTTTTTGATTTCACCTTTTAGAGTTTCATCAGCCTTACCAGTAGCACTTTCAACAGCTTGTCCGTGAGCTTTTTCCAACTTAGCGTCAATAATATCGCCTAATTGGTCAAGCTCTTTTTTTAAGTTTTCTTCCATAATTGAAAATTACTTTTTTAATCTATTTAACAAATAATTATATATGTCTTTAACCTCATGCTTTTGTTCCACTGGCTCAGTAATTTCCTCAATTGGCTGAGTAGCACTTATGAATAAAGTTTTTAGTTTCAACAATTCACTCTCTATGGCATATCCCATATCATCTGAGACATTGCCCTTTCTTAAAAGTTTACAAAGATTATCATATCTTTTATAAACCTCATTAAGATTTTTTTCACCTTTTACATCAATGATTTTTGCTTGGTCATTGGCAGCAAGTGTAACAGCAGAAATCTCATAAAGTTTTACCTCTCTAATCTCTCTGTAATCCTCTTTATTTTCTTTTACAATTGGCATTATACCAACAGAGTTTTCAGTAATAACACCAGCTTTCATTAGCTCAATAACATCATTACCTAAACTTGTTTTTGGAATTGACGCAACAAATACTAATCCTTTTTCATCCTCATATAATTCCTCCATTTTTCCAATGGGTTGCATCATGTTGTGTTGATATAAATATTTTACCCTTTCACCATTTTCCTCAATGGTTTTTTTGTATGCACCTTTCCTAATAATATCTTGGTCGCTGTCTTTATTATCAAAATAAGACCCATAACCTTTTACGATTGAATTTTTTTCATCATAATCAGTTAATTCACCAAGTGGTGCTGCTTTATATAAAAAGTTCATAATCTTTAATTTTAAGCAAAATTACAAAAATAAAATTAGCTAAATATTGACCCCTCATCATTGGCTGGAAAATAAAAAACTGAACACCTACAATTAACAACATTTCTTGCTGAGCCTTCACCTGGTCTTTGTAAATATTCACCACCAACTATAAATGGTTTTTTAGATTCAACAACTTGACCATTAGCAACAGCATGCCAATCTCTTTCACGGCCATCTAATGATGTCATCCAACGCTTCATCATTCTACGACCAGCAAACAATTCATTGGCCGTAACTTGTAATGAATAATTAGCAATTCTTGTTGATTCAGTTCTAACTAATCTTATTGCCTGAAATCTTGAATAATGCTTAAATTGTTTTCTAAGTATTCTTGCTTTTTCTGCTGCTCCTAATGTTGCATATAATGGGTCGCTAAACAACCTTCTTGTCAATCTAATTAAAGTTTTTTTTGCCGTAGCACTAACACCAACAATGTTTGCAGCAGCAACCCTTTGGCCATATGCTGTAAAATTAGCTAACCAAATACTTATGTAATCTTTTGAATTAAATTCTTTTGTTTGATATTTCTCAAAATTCTTGACATACCATTTAGCAATATCAATTCCAATGTCTCTGTATATTTCTCTATATATGTTTTGAAAAAACTCATAGTGAAATAAATCCATATAATCTGCTCTTTCAGTTTCTATAAATTTATCTATGCCTTTATAATATTCTGTTCTATAAAATCTATTGACTTTCGGTATAACTTTATTTTCTGCTGACCTTAATTTTTTTTCATAATCATCCTTCCATCTTTTAACAAACTTCTTGTCAAATTTATGTTTATGATTTTTGTTCTCGTATTGAGAATAACAGAATGCTAATCTTTGGTCGCTGTCAGGAAAATCAGTACGACTTTCATCATCTAACATACATCTATTTAGAAAATCTCTTTCTGATTCGTTTGGTCTTGGTTTTGGCATTAGTCATTTCTTATTGATTCCATTTTTTTCATAGCCCAATTGACACCACTTGTGCCGCCCCATAAATTCCAAGCAACATATCCTTTATCTTTCCAGGGGGTGTCTTTATATTTAGGGTCAATAGTTGAATTTTTTTTGTGCCTATTAAATGCGGCCATCCTACCAACAGTTTCCCTACTTAATGATTCTCTTGCGGCTAAACTTGCTGCTCTCTGCCAACCAACAGCAGTGCCGCCTTTGACTTCATCTCTGCCATATTTTTCTCGCCACTCAATCATTCTTTTTGCATTGTTAGTTGCAGATTGTGGATAATCAGAATATCCCTCTGCTTTTTTTTCATTCTTAGAACTCAATGGATGTCCTTCAGGAAATAAATCAGTATCATGTTTACCGCCTCTAAATTTACCATTCTTTAAAGCATATAAATAACTATTGACTCTTGCCATTGCCCATTGGTCAGCACTATTAACACTTGGCCTAACACTTTCAGGGTTGGTATTATAAGCGCCAACACCTCTTTTGAATACTGCTTTTAATGTTCTTAGATTTGTTTTTTTTGTAGCAGCGCTTACAGATTCATTATGGTCATCTACTTTTTTTTTTAATGCTTTTTCAACTCTTGCACTAACTTGTTTTTCCTCATTTTCATAATAATCTTTATTGTCCAAATATTCTTGGTGTGTGCTAAATGGCATATAAAATACTTGACCCTCAACATTATGCTCATGATGACCACTGCCACCCATTTCTCTTGCTCTTGCCTCAGCTTCCTCGATTGTTGTATAATGGTCATCCATACCAACAACCTCATACTTAATTTCCATTTTATCAATATCCATTGATGGTTGTGGCTCAGGCATTTCAATATTGCTATCGCTTATTGGTAATAAATTTGCTGGAATATAAAACTCATTCATGGCCTCATTTTCCTCCTCGCCATAACTCATTGATGCTCTTTTTTCGTTAGGGCTAATCCACCATGCTTTTGACATTTGGTCAACAACCTTATCCATCTCCTCTTGCAATTCTGGTATAACAGAAAAATCAAAATCTAAAAATAATTTATCACCATACATAGGCACTAACCAACGATTCAATTCATCTCTTATTTTTAACATCTCAGGTATTACACAATTTTGATATAGAGCCTTCTTTGCTTCTTTCATATTGTTGTATGTACTTGACTCTGTATTATTAAGTAGTTGAACAGGAACATTATAAATGTTACATAAATCTTTTATAGACGCATTGTATTGCTCAATCAAACTTAAATCACTTGCATTCAATCCAAAGTTTACCCATGATAATTTCTTTGGTGTTATGATTACATCACCAGCATTATTACTGCCCTGAAAATTACTTCTGAATTTATCTTTTAATTGTTGTGCTTGTACTTCATTTAAATCACCTTCATCACTCATTAACACACCTCTTGCAGTTTGATTTTGTAAATACTTAACACCTGTTTGTACAGCCTCATTGTTTGTAGTCATTGACCTTAATCCAGCCTTCAATGGTGACTGGCCATAAAGATGAGAGCCAGTGCCATCATAATAAGGGTTGAAATCTTTTATATGACAAATGTTTTCTGCTGGAATTGCATAAGTTCCATTGTATTCTACTTTGTATTCTTTAACAGGCTGCATCATTCCACCACTTACAATTTCCATAATTTGTGAGGGCATTACATATAGCTCTTTATACTTACTTGCATTATCACCAGTTTCAGGCGCTAATCCATAAATATATCTATTGCCTGTTAGTTTACCATAAGCAACAATCTCACTCATCCAACTTGCATAAGATTGAGCTGGGTTTGGCCTATCTAATAGTTCATGTAATTCAGTATGTTCTAATTCAACTAATGCGTGTTTTCTAATCATGTTTGCTTTATGCAAAATCCCACCATCAATCATTCCGCTTGTCATTGCTTTATATTTTTTTAATTCATTCTCATTTACTTTTTGATAAATCATAAATGGAATTGTTGATGATGCTTTTGTAATAATATTTACTAATGAATAAATGGTTGCATTTTTTCTGTAACCCTCGTCAATATATGTTGAATCATTTTCAGGATTCCAAATGATTGAATCTCCTAAATAATTATAGATAGCTCTGTTATATTCCTTTGCAGTATTCTGTGTGTATTTAACTATAAGATTTTTTAATCTGTCATAAAAAGTAGCCATTAAGATAAAATTTTCTGTAAAAATACAAAATAATAAATTTGTATATTATATCACAAAGAAATCATACCTATTTTTATATCTTGAATAAGCAGCATATCTAAGGGCATCCATCAAATGATTGTTTTTATCAACAGGCTTATTAATAATCGTACCATCTTTTAATTCCTCCCAAAGATAACTTTGTTGTTCTTTATGTAGGTTTTTAGATTCCAAAGAACATATAATATCAAACTCTTTTAGTAGTGATATTCCAGCATTGATTGACCCCTGACCTTTAATGGCTGGTTTGGCCAATATACCCATTTGTCTAAGTTCCTCAATTGATTTTGGCTCGGCACTATCACAATAGCAAATAACATTTTCATATTTATGTTTTTTTAAGAAATCAGCAATGTCTCGATTGGTCATTCCTTTTTTATAACACAATTCATGAACATACAATTTGTCATTTTGTTTTGCAACTTTTACAACGCCAAGGCTATCCATTGTAAATCCAAAGTCAATACCAATTACATAATCATCAAATTCAGGAAAATCAGAATGCGGTATGTATTGCCAATTTTTAAATATTTGTCTTTCACTAAATACAGCTCTTTGGCCCTCACCATAAACACGCCAATACTCAGGGTCTCGTTCTCTTAATCTTTCTATTTCTTTAACTAATTCTTTGGGTAAAAACTTATTGTCTTTATATGTTGATGTATATAACTCAGCATCATCTCTTTCACACAAATCATAAATCCAATGCACTGGGTCTGATGGGTTGAAATCAATCATAATGTTTTGTCTTGTTCTCATTGCTATTTGCCTGTATTCCTCTAACAATAATTCATTGCCCTCATTCAGCCATGCAATGTCTCTGGCCGACCCTCTAATCTTTTGTGAATCATCAGCAGAAAAGAACTCTAATGTATGCCCATTGTAGCTGAATGTATTTTCGGACTTATTAAAGACGCCATCCCAATATAAGCCTATGTCCTTAGATATGTTGAGAAAGTCCCTTAGAACTGACCTTTTGAGCGCTGGGAGGGTCTTTCTTATTATGCTTATAGTTAGTGGCTTTTTGCTTATTGTAATTAAGTATAAACAATATTGCATTAAGGAATAAGTTTTACCGCTACGAGAGCCGCCCTGAAATATCTTTAATCTGGCCTTTGAATTATATGCTTCGTAGAATTGTTTATTGCAGTATTGTTCTATTCTTTTTCTATTGCTGGTTTCCATTCAATAAGTTTGCTTTGGGTATCAACATCATGTTTTATTTCTTGCCTTTCAATATACCCTCTTTTTTTTCCCTTAGTTTTGCAATAAAATATAATAGAAGTAGTGTCGCCATCTTTAATTTTTTTATGCAGTTGTGATTCAACAAAATCTAATGTTTGGTCTTGAATATCATCAACAGATTTTTTAAAATCTTTGTCATCATTATACCAATCATAATAAGTTGACCTATGTACTTTAACTTGTTTACAAGCGGCCGTAACGATACCTAAATTATTTTCTAATGCTGATATTAGTTTCTTTTTTATAGTGTCGGATTTGTCGGTTTTCATTTGACAAATTTAAGCAAAAAAAAAGGAGGCTCGAAAACCTCCTTTACCTGACTGTGTAAAAAGCTAAATAAATTAGTTAATTAAATTAAACTAAATTGTTGTCAGGATTGTAATTCTTGAATGCTTTTCCAAAATCATAAAGGCTGTGCCATCTATGCGCTCTTTCCCAAATACAACCTTTTGGTAAATGGACCTCTTGGTCATCAGTCATATATTTGAATGAAGTATTAACATTCATATTATTTAAGGAGTTATACAATGATTGAAATTGTTTGTTAGAATACAATTTATCTACTTTACCAGAGTCATAAATTTTCTTTATAGATTTAAGATTTTTAAATTTTATAACCTCATTATATGTTTTAACTTGGTCAAGATTTTGAACACCATACAGGATGCTTTCTAACCAGCTTTTTACATCACCTTTTGTTAGTAAAACATTTTCCAAGTCTACATACTCACTTCTTTTTCGAGGTAATTTGTTACCATCAGTGTCTGTGTAACCACCGCTCAAATAACATTTGTGAACATTGACTCTAAAACATTTTGGTGTTTCTTTAATGATGTCCAGTTTATAAACATTACAAATATTATCCTCTTGATTTTTCCATAGACCAGAACAAATATCACCACCATCAATTGATTGACCAACCATGCTTGATAAATAGTCATCTAAAAGATTGTCA